TGTTACTGGTGTACCAAATAGTGTTTCTTATATATCTTCTAAAACTTTTAATCCTTCCCCACAATTAATGATAAAAGATAATAACGGTCAAGTTTTAGATTATACTATGTTTGTTTATTTTCAATCTATTATATTTAGATTAAAAAAAATTTTAGGAGAAAAAAAAGTAGGACTTAATCCTATTATAGAAAGAGCTTGGATTAATGCTACTTACAATGGTTCTAAAAGTCACTGGCTTCATAGAGATGCTTCTAATCCTAATTTACAATCCGTTTTATTTTTTTTAACTCCAGTTTGGAAAACAGCTTGGAAAGGATCTTTTTTTGTAGATGGTCAAGAATTTAAATTTCAACCTGGAAGAGTTGTTATATTCGATTCTAAAGAATTTCATACTGGAGAAGAACCAGAATCAGAAACGTTTAATTGGCTTAGATTAACAGCAAACATTGTGTTATCAGATGAATAAAAAATTATTAAATTTAAAACAAAATCATTTTGGTAAAACTTACTCTAATCTTTTTTCTTTTAAAGAGTTAGAGAAACTTATAAATTTAAGACCTTTTATTACTAAAGAAAGACTTATGTATACAGCAAAAGGTAGTTATTCTTGGTCTGGATACAGTTGGCAAAAATATAAAGATACTTTTCCCATATCTATTTTAAAAAAATTAATAAATAAAGACGTAATAGGCATAGCAGATTGTGGTAGAGTAAATAAAAAAATAAATAACATTTGTTTAAAATTAGAAAAAATATTTAAAAGACCCGTAGATTGTCACATATTTTATTCTTCAAAAGAAAAAATGGAAGGTTTTAATAAACATAGAGATGAATCTTATAATTTTATTGTTTTAACAAAAGGTAAAATTAAAGTAGAAGTTTGGGGTAAAGAAAAAATAGAAAAAATAATGAAACCCGGAGAATATGTTTTTATATCAAAAAATACAGATCATAAAATCACTCCGCTATCTAATAAAAGACTAAGTTGTAGTTTTCCAATTATGGAAAACGAAGGTGTATTTGATGAAAGGGAATGGTTAAATATTTAAATGAACGAAAAAAAATCAGAAATAAAAAATTTTATAGGTGTGTATGATAATTATATTACTAAAGAAGAGTGTGATAAAGCCATTAAATTGTTTGAAAAAGAAAGTATTCATAAAAAAACTTTAACTAGAGTTCAGTTTGAAGGATCACCTTCTAATGAAAAAAAAGATGAACAATATTTTGCAAACGCTGAAAATTTAACAGTTTGGTGGGAGTATTTAAAAACTATAACAATTAATTTTGATTTAGCTTTTAAAGACTATTGTCAACAAACAGGAGCAAAAAATTATTTTGATGAGCTTCACTATACTACTTTAAAAGTACAAAAAACTTTACCTACTGAAGGTTATCATGTTTGGCACATTGAATATGGCAGAGGATATGATAACGAACCAAGAGCTTTTACTTGGTCTATATATTTAAATGATGTTGAAGAAGGAGGTGAAACAGAATTTTTATATCAATCAATGAGAGTTAAACCTAAAGCTGGTAGAATAGTAATTTGGCCAGCAAGTTTTCCTTACGTTCATCGAGGAAATTCACCGCTGTCGGGTAAAAAGTATATTATAACATCTTGGATGAATTTAAGACCATGAATATTAAAGTAATTGATAATTTTGCTCCTATAGGAGATCAATTAAGTTTAAAAAAACTTATTCAAGAAGATATGTATTCTGTAATTCCTTCTTATGAATATAATTTTAATTACAGCAGTATTATAGATCAATCACAAATTTCAAAAAATAAACTTCAAGTAAATTATCCTCAATTTATTAAAAATATATTTAATTTTTTACATACAGATGGATCATCTTTTCCTATGATTAGTAATCCAGTTATTTTTACTCATGTTTATATTATGCTATGTAATAACAATTTAGCTAATAAAAATATAGGTAGAATAAAAATTAATACTAATTTTCCATATCCTAAAAATACTAAAAAAAACTATGGTCCTATTCACATAGATGATGATAAAAAAGGATCTATAAGTATCATATATTATTTACACAATACAGATGGAGATACTTTATTTTTTAACGATGATGTTGACAATCCAAAAATAATTAAAAGAGTTTCACCAAGACAAGGAAGAGCAGTAGTTTTTGATAGTAACATACGACATGCTGGTTGTTGTCCAATACATTCTCCATTTAGACAAGTTATAAATTTTGTACTATTTAAATAATAATGAATAATTTTGACATAAGAATTAAAGATAATTTTTTAGAAAAAAAAATATTTGATAAAATACATTCTAAAATAAGTTATTATCCTTATTCTGGCACAAGCAATTATCAAAAAAGTAAAAATAATGGCACTGAACACATTTGGTTTGCGTGTGATGCAGAAATTGAAATTAAAGACTATGTTACTAAAAAAGTAGAAGAATCTTTAAATTTAAAATTAACGTGTACTCTGTGTTCATATACTATGTTGCAAACTGCAGTACCTCTTGTTCATAACGATTTTTTCTCTGGCTGTGATTATCAAGTAATAATATACATAAAAGGCACTCCAAACATACATAAAGGAACAGGTTTTTATGTTTTAAATAATGATACAAAAAAATTAGATTTAAATACACATATAGGTTTTTATGAAAATAGAGCAATTATGTGGGAATCTCATGCTTACCATTCACCTATGAATTGGTTAGCAGAGGATAAATCAAAAAGATTTTCTATAATATGTCAGTTTAAAAAACTATGAAGAATAAGAAGTAGGTCTTGGTCCTAATCTAGCAATTTTTTCAGCTTCTGTTTCTGTAGGATTACCTTCTTCATCAACAAGATTATCATCATCCCAATTTTCTTGTAACACATTTAAATGCATTTCATCCCATTTATTACTAAATTGACTAATATCCCCTAAGTTTGCATCTGCATAACTACAGTGAGGGGTTTCATCTCTGTGTTCTACTTCATCAGAAGTATTAGAAGTACCATATTGAATAGCCCAAATATTAGAAAATTTAGAATCATTCCAAAAAGAATCATTATCAATTATGTAGCCAATACCTTCATTAGCGCCTTCTGCATAATTTTTAATTATCATTTTGTCTTCAAATATTACTGTCCAATTTCCTTTACTTGCCATTATATCTCCTAAGTTTTTATAATATAAATTACTGTTAAATATGGTTGAACAACTGAAGTCGCATTTCCACTAAAGTTTGCACTCATGTTGTGAGAGTGACCACTACCAGAACCAGCACTTCCAGAGTTATTGTTTCTACCTGAAATGTTAGAGTTTGCATTTATTTTATTACCTGCACTAAATTGATTCGCACCTGGAACATTGTGGCTATGTGATGCAAGTTGAGATGTTGATAAACTTGCATTTCCAGTTGAGCCACCAACATTACCAGATGAAGTAACAGTGTTTGCTCCACCGGTTGATGCTAAAGCTTTGTTATTAGATTTTCCGACTGCTACGTTATCTTGCAAATCAGGAACGTTAAAAGTTGATGCGCCATCCCCAGCTCCATAAGTTGTACCAATAATTGCAAACAATGCAGAGTAAGTTGATCTTGAAACTGCTGTCCCATCACATTCTAAAAATCCTGTTGGCACGGATGCAGAAGACCATGGCACAATAGTAGCTGTAGGAATTCCTTCGATACCTGTAAGGTTTGCTCCTGTAAAATCGTATTTTGTTGCTTCGTAATTTGACATATTATTTCTCCGTGTAAGTCCATCCTGTTGTAGCGTCTCCAGAATATACTAATCCAAAAGCTGCACCTTGTGTATTAATAACAAGATCAGATGCTGCATTAGCTATGTTAGAAGAGTTTCTACCAATAGTTAGTGCGTTAGAATTAAAATCATATCCTTGATCTACAAAATTTACTGTGTCACCTGCACTTGGTGACGCGGGTAGAGTTACTGTAAATGCTCCACCATTTGTATTAGCTAAAATTTGAGCACCTGCTTGAATTGTTTCAGCTGCAGTAATTGCTCTCCAATTTCTTTGTTCAGTTAGCTTTACAACATTTGTTCCATCAGCAAAAACTACATAGTTGTTTCCTTCACAAAGTAAAACTCCTGTTCCTGATGCTGTTTTAAAAGTTAAAGTGTAACCTGCGTGGTCAGTTCCATCTACAATGTTGTAAACTTTTTCAATACTATCTGGAACAGTTACTGTTCTATTTGCAGCTAATGTTCCTGTAAATTTTAAAGTTGCATTTCTTGCATTTGAAATAGTTGCGTTATCCATTGTAAGAGCCACATCAGACGATGCTACAGCTATTGCTTGATAACCTGCAACAGCTTGTTGTACTAAATTTAAATTTGTATTTGTCTTAGTTCCCCATGTACCAGCGTTTTCACCGGTAGCCATTAGTTCCAGTTTAAGATCTGATGAATATGTTGATGCCATGTTTATGTCCTTATTTTGGTTATTTTATATTATCTATTCATTATAAAGTCAATTATAATTATGCAGGTGTTTTTATTGTATAACCTGAGCTAACTTTAGGTGTTAATGTTCTGTAATATTGAAGAATTAATCCAGAATCACCGACACTTGCTGTTGCTTGAACTCCTGTTAATCCCATAACATCGGCAGGTGTAATAGAACCTGTACTTGCTGTTAATGAGACTCCTGTTAATGGAACTCCTATTTCTAATGTAAGAGATCCTACACTACTTGTTAAAGATTGTCCTGTAGGAATTGCAATTTCCTCTCTTGTTACCTCTACATCTCCTACAGAAGATGTTGCGGATACTCCTGTTAATCCTTCAACATCAGCGGGTGAAATAGATCCAACGGTAGAAGTTGCTTGTACTCCTGTTAATCCTATACCCTCAGCTGGAGTTACAATTCCTACACTAGCAGTTGCACTAACCCCTGTTATAACAGGTGTAGAATCTATAACAAAACTTAAAGAACCAACACTAGTTGTTGCACTGACTCCTGTTGGAGATACTACAGACGTTAAATCAAAACCTAAAGAACCAACACTAGAATTTAATGTAGTTAATCCTGATAGTTGAACAAGTTTATTAAATGAATCTCCATAAGGTTCTTCACCCCAACCATTTCTACCCCAACCAACTAAAGTACCAGCATTATCAAAACTTCCAAGTTCTGTTGTTGCGCTAACTCCTGTCAAATCTGCAATTGAAAGCTGACCAGTATTTGGTGATCCTACTGAAGAAGTAGTACTAAGTCCTGTTAAGGAAACCGTAAAAATATTAAGTGTTGGAGAACCAATAGAAGATGTTGCACTAACTCCTGTAATATCTATAAATTCAGTTGGTAATGTTGTTGGAGTTCCTACCGTAGATGTTGTGGATAAACCTGTTAAAGGCACAGTTACGATTGGAGATGCTGTAACACTTCCAACACTCGATGTAGCTGATACTCCAGTTAGATTAACATTTATAGGACCTTGATCGCCCCATTCATTGGTGCTCCATGCCCACATCCCCCAAGTATTGTCATCAACGGTGTTTGCTTGGCCACCCATTCCAGAGTGATTGGTACAATAGTAATAAAGAGTAGGTGCGCTTTCAGCGACTGTTATTTGAGTATATGCTCCTGCTTGACCAGGAGTACCATATGTGGTTACACCAGTTGTGTATTCATAACCACCGCCATGTGTTCCATCGCTAGTTGTTGAAAATCTAAGTGGGTGAGTGCTATTAGAATTGTCTGATTGATCAAACTTGTAAGTTCCGTTTTCTGCAATATTTATTGTGGCCTGTTGTACACCATCAATAAAATATTTATTTCCTGATCCGGTACTAACTACCGTTACTGTAAAAGTTCTAGTAACGGACATCCGTCGCTACCTCTACGCTATACGAAGAATTGCGTTCGATGCGTCTGCTGTTGGAAATTGAATTGTAAAAGTTCCACTTGATACAGTTTTGTCTCCACCAAATGCAATAGCACAAACTGCTCTATCAGAGTTTGTATCATTATAAATTAAACATCCGTTTGCTGTGAATGAAGCAGAAGTAAAACTAACGTCTGCAAAATCACAACATGCAGTATCAGTTGATAAAGCTGGAGTTACACTTGTAAGTGTTGCACCACCTGCACTGTAAGCTGAACCTGATGTGTTAGTAATTTCATTTGATGAACTATAAGCTGTAGTTGATTTATTTAAAGTAGCACTACTTGTGTATAAAGCTATTTTAAATGTATTTCCAGATGACGCTGTAAAATTATGTAAGCCTTGTAAAACCTCTGTTTTAAAACTGTTACATACTGCCGATGTTATTGCCATAATATTTTTCTCCTAATTACTGAGGCGGTGACTCGATTGGAATTCTTAATGTACCATCCGTGTAATCGTCTCGTCTTCTTCTTCCAATTTGCATTGCTGCAAACTTTTGTAACTCAGTTTTATATCTATTTTCATATAATGTCAACATGTCTGTTGGACCTTTTAAAAACATAAATGCCTCTACTAAACATGCATACAATAATCCTTGTGGAAAGTAATTACTAACATACGTACCACCTGTATTAGTTTCTAAACCCGTAGGTTGAGCATTGTAATGGATAATATATTGATAGTTTTGATCAGGTGTTGGAGCTACAAATATAGCTCCAGAAGTAGCTGAATTTTCCCCTGTGGTAGCACCACCAAACATAGAATAATATTTAGGTAATCCTTTAACATTTTGTCCTGTAGATCCACCTGAGGGACCTGTTGCTTCTCCAACATACTCAGTAATAAAAGTTTGATCA